GCCATTGCCAAATAAAACACCCGTTAATGTTACTGCTCCCGTACCGCCTCTTGCCACTCCCAATGTACCAGCAGTAATTTTAGATGCGTTAAGGTTAGGTATGTCATCACTCACCAATGCTCTAAATGTCGGCACACTCTCCGCACCGCTTGTTGGACCAGCCCACACAGTGTTAGCAAGTTGATTAACTAACCCAACTTGCAATGTGCCACTTGAAGTGATTGGTGAGCCAAGTATTGTAAACACACCGCTTGGTACAGTCATTGCCACAGAGGTGACCGTACCGCTACCAGCACCACTTGAAGGAATATAAGTTATGAGTGATTTGTTTATTCTCACCAGGTACCAAAATTAATTGATGAAGTTTTTGTCCATAATCCCGTACTTGCAACGTATTGCAATACATCCCCATCACTTGCATTTAAAGCACTCACATCCTCCAACTGAACCAACTTATTTATATATGATCCACCACTCACACTATCACCAATATTAATATATATAGGTGCTGGTGCAGTTACTTTTACATACACATTACTTGTAGATGTAGTAACCTTTATAATAGGCTGAGTGATATTATAATTTATCTTTATATACATCTTATGATGTTATTTGAGATTGGACTTGAATATAACCTTGCATCCAAGTATAAGTACCACCAGCAGTGGTAACTTGCAAATCATAAATAAATTCGCCTTGTGGATATGCAGCAGTTGTTACACTTGATAAAGTAACTGTTCTTTGGTTAGTCGCACCAACCACAAAGTCTGCATTAGTCCAAGTGAACTGAGTGGTACCAGCACTATTTTTAGCCATTAGCTTAAAGGTATCACTTGCAACATTTATTGCAGTGGTCTCGCACTCATCTTCCCAAAATGATAATGGCAATACATAAGTATCGCCTTGTCTTATCGCTGGTAGGTTAAATTCTGGTATCATAATCTATCTGCTTTATCTTTTAATTCCAATTTTATGTCTTGCAAAGCGTCAAAAATCTTCCCCAATTTCTCACCAATCTCATCCTCTTTTTTCTCAAGGGTGCGGACACGAAGATCAAGTTCTCTCAACTTAATCTTCATATCCGTAAACATCTTCGACAATGCCATTGCAAATGCAATAGTCTGAATAATTATCGTCACAATCACCCCTTGCTCCATCTCTTACTTTTTAGCGTCACTTGCAAAAATGCCCACTAAAAGCATTCCAAGACCAGCTAAGACCATTTTCCAATCATTAGCCATTGCGCCTTCCCAAATCATAGGTAGTCCAGCTACCGCTCCAAAAAGGCTTGTCTTTACATTTTCCATCATTTGTTTCATATTATTGATTTTTATATTGCCGTATATGCGTGTGTTACAGTCGTTCCGTTTAATGCACTACCCAAGTTAATTATTGGGGTTGCTCCATCAAGAGTAACCGTGTAGTTAAAGTACCATTTGCCACCATAACCAACCGCCACAAGTTTGTAAATGCCTCCAGGTTCAGAACCAGCCGCAGCAGTCACCTTACCACTTGCCACAACATCTTGATCCCTAATAAGTGTATCAGTTATAGGACTTGCTCCTTGTAAAGTATAAGAGTATGTAGGGAAAGAGCCATAAGTAGAGTCTAATGTAAGTGATGTAATAATTACATAAAATTCATAAGACTGATAGTTGTTCTGATTGTCAATTAAGTCTAAAAAACACTTAAATTTTGTATTCGTACCAGTTATAAAGTTATCAAAAAAATTGATACCATTCATACTTGTTTCTGTCATTTTTGCGAGTCCAGACCCACTAACCGTGAATGACTGCCTACCGCTTACAAACGACCTAAATGAGTTATTAGAAATAGTAGCTATCTCTAATGTCTCACCACTTATTGTAATAGATGAATTTGTTGCACAAGCAAATGGATAGACATTATTGCCAGTACCCATAGCTGCTATAACTAATCCTTCCGCTTTTAATGTATCTGCCATTATTTAAAAAGATATTTTTCGGTGTATGGATCGTAGTTTAAAGTATTTGGTATATCATAACTGCTTACATTAAATGTACCACTTGTAAATTGAATAGAAGTAATACTCTTACCAACCTCAGTAGCATCAAAGCTAACCTCAAACTCATCTTCTGGATTTATTGTATAAGTACCTGATGGTGATAAGTTTACAGAGAATGGGAACGGAGCAGCTCCGCTAATTGTGAATGCTTGTGTTTTTATTGTTGTACCATTCTGCTTAACATAAAACTCTACTGCAACTGGTGTTGCTCCAATATATGATATAAAATTACCAGCTAAGCTAATAGTTAAAGTTTCTGTTATTGGTTGTGCTCCTCTATAAATTATTGTACCATTTCCAGATACAACAAAATCTGGGTTTGTAGAGGCATTGTAAGGTACTATTGATATATTAGGAAATGTGCCAGTTGTTGCATTTAAAGTCAATGACCTTGTGATACCAGCTGCGCCATCCCTATCTTCATCCCAAACCTCTTCCATAGTACAACTCCAAGTTGCATTATAAAAATCAATCTCTTTTAAGTTAGATATATAAAATATTTTATTAGGTATCTCATCTACAAGTTTAATAGTATTTAGAAGTCCTATTGTTCTACTTGTACCAGCATCATTCCAAGTTAGTCCATAAAAAGCTGCATCAATCTTATCTCTATCATATCTATCGTGAGACCAATGCGTTATGGCATTTTGCTTCTTAAATGATTGCCTCTCTCCATTATATCTAAATCTATACCACTCAAAATCAGTAGGTGTTTCACCATCCATCTCATAAATTAATCCTTTATAAGACTCTGATATATAATCATTTAGATATAAGTCATAATTATTATTAAACTTAATATTCTGAGTCTTGACAAACTTCGCTTCTATACCAGTTAGTCCTTCTACAAAGCCATCAACTCTATTAAGTATTTCAAATTCCATATTTTTGAAATATCTATTATTAGCAGATGGGGTACCTGTGGTATTAATTAAATAAACTTCTATATATCCTGATGCTGGTGCTGAAACTGATTCAATTTCTAATGTATTCCATTCTGTTACAAATATATCATTGCCATAAGGTATGCTCAAGTCTTGATTAGACACTGATTGTAAAGTCCAGTTACCGCTTTGATTTAATGTATAATTACCGCCAGTTGCTATTAATGTTACCTTTGCCGTAATGCCTGAACTTGAATATAAGTTATTTGCATATTTAGTATCAATTGAAAATCTAATAGTCTCACCAAAGTTAATCCAAACTTGTTCACTTGTAATTGTTGTATTAGTATAAACTACTATATAATTTTCTATTAATGCACCAAACTTGGACTCAAATCTTTCTATTCTTATTGGTGCATCATCACCTGGTGTTAAAGCGGTCCAATTATTTACTTCATAATTCTTTTCTGTTGGGTATGTTGCAATCAAGTCACCTCTTGAAAATGAACTATTTTTAATAACCTCTGCAAGCCTATCGTAATTAAATGTTACAATAGTTTCTTTTGGCTTACGATTGATAAATCTTAGCATTTGTGGAGCAATAGGTTTTACCTCACTATTTGCACCAACTTCTATATCAAATCTTTTGTTAAACGTTGTGGTAACTGTACTAATTGTACTATAACCTCTTAAATTACCACTTGTATATAAATCTTCTATTCTTTGTATTACCCACCTATTTTCATACTGAAATATATTTTGATTAAATGCAGTATTTACTTTATCAAGAACTGTATAGCTATCTTCATAAGTTCTTGGCGATGTCTCAAATGTTCGTGGGTCAATTAAGCATTGATTAAGTGATGTATTCGGCAAAGTACTTGACATACTTGTGTGATACAAATTATTAATCAAAGTGTAATCTACAAGAGGTTTAGATGTATCTTGTAAGCAATATTCTATAAGTTCAATAGGTGTTTTTTTTACTTCTATCTCTACTCCATCATCAGATAATTGCTTATCTTTTAAAGCTCCTAAAGCCTCTGCTGCTGTAATCGTTAGTATATGATTTTGGTTTTCATAACTTTCTTGAAAATCATCTTGCAACACAAAACCACTCCAATAAATAACTCCATTATACCAAAACCTAACTTCAATGTCTGTATCTTGATCAGCCAAAAAATCATCTATGCTTACAGATGATGAATTTGTAACTATTTGTATTTCTGCAAGAAATGGTCTAATACCTTTAAATAAATTATCGTCAGTATTAAATTCACTTAATACAAATGCTCTTGCACCTCCATCAAGATAATATACAACACCAGCAGTATAACCTTCATAACGAAAGTCAACTTGACACAAAGTACCTTCTTTGCTATAAAACTCTACTCTATATTTTAATGCTTTAGCCAACTCTGTTAATTGTTGTATTTGTTCTATTTATAGATGCCACTAAATCACTTCCTCTTAATTGTAAATTAACCGCACCAGCCATTTGCATTGGACCTCCACCTACACCACCGAATGATGGCGCTGCTATACTTTTTATTCCAAGTATATTTTTAAATATATCAAATATACCACCACCTTTAGTTGCAGAAACTGTTGCAGATGCAGCAGCTCCAGCTGGGTTTAAAATACTTGCAATTAATTGTGCTAAACCAGCAGCAATAACTTGTGCTGCTATTCTCTTTAATGCATCTTTAGCTAATTGAACAAATGAATCAAAATTCGCCTTTCCACTTGTTAATAATTCATCAAAGAAATCTCTAAATGGTTTAGTTAAGTTTGATTCAATGTTTGATTTTAGTTTATCAAACTCAGTTGCTTTATTTTTCAAATCAGCAAATGCATTAGCACCTTTTAATATTGCATCATTAAATCTTTGTGTTATTCCAGCATCAGACGAAATTAATAATTGCAATTTTGAAATTGCATCAGTTATAGCTTTTTCAACATCATCATAAGTTGTTTTTACACCAGTTGCCAATTCTTTGCTAATAAGAGCATCCCTTATTTGATTTTTAAATTGCTCTAATTTAGGTGCAGTATCTTTATTTATTTTTCCCCAAGCATCTGATAATGCCTTAAATTGATCCTCTGGAAATAGAACATCAATTAAAGGATCAACATTTGCTCCAGGTAATTCTTTTAGTGATTTTGCAAATGATTCTATATAACCTTTTGCATCTACCTTTTTTATAGGCTTTAACGTAGGGTCAAAATCTAAAAAGTCTTGGTTTCTTAATGACCTAATATCACCAGCAAATTTAAATTGTTCTGCTCTTGCTGCTGCTAATTTTTTTGCTGCATCAGCTGTTTTATTAGCAGCTTTTTCTTCATTTTTTAATCCTTCTGTTAATCTTTCTACTCTCTTATTATATTCACCAGAACCTTTTATTATACCATCTAAATCATCACTATAATCAGATTGTGTAATTTGTAACTTCCCTAATTTATCATTATAATCGCTAATTGCAATTACTGAAGAATTAAATTCTTTTTGAGCTTGTTTTAATGCAGAATTATATAATTTTATTAATTCTGGATCTGTTGTTTTGTTTAAAGCAGTTTGAGATTCATTTATTACTTTTAAAGCCTTATCTCTTTTATTTTGCTGCTCTACTAATTTAGCTTGTATATCAAACTCTTTCGAGTAATTTTCATTTAATACTTTTCCAATCGCTTGTTGCTTAACTTGTAAATCTAAAAATGATTTACGTGCAGCAGCATTGCCTTGTAAAGTTTTTATACCATTTTTAGTTAGTACATTTTCCTCATTTAGACCAGCTATTAAATCTGGTAATTCTTTTTTTGCCTGATAGAAGTAACTAAGTCTTTCTTCTCTTGATAAATTCTCGTTAGCAATTCCTTTTGCTAATAAATCAACTTTAGAAATTTCACCACCTAAATTCTTTACACCTTCTTTTAACTCTGTGTTATAATTTCTTTGCGCTATCGTGGCATTTGATGTACTTGTAAATAATGCATCATAAGCATTACTTAAACTACCAAACTTTTGTATGAGTATAGTAGTAACTGTTGTTGCAGCAGTAAATGCCAAAAAAAGACCAGCTGGTCCTTTCAATTCATTTATCATTGCCGTTAAAGCACCAGTAGTACCTTTGCTTTCTTCTCTTAATCTTTGAAATGCACTAAATAAACCAGGTAAGTTGTTTTGAATACCTATAAATCCAAATGGTAAATCTTGTAATGCAAGGTTTAGATTTGTTGTAGCAGTTCTAGCATCTTTAGAGCTGCTATTAAATTGATTAAAATTAGTTTTATTTACTGTTCCTTCTAATTGCTCAAGAGTTCTTTCTAAACCTTTTAATTGCTCAATTTGTTCTGGCTTAACTAAATTAAATGCCGTTTTATCTATTTCTTGTTTTAAGGTCTTATAAGCCTTCTTAACATCATTAATAGATTTATCAAACTGACTTGGATCAGCTCCAATAGGTAATATTAATGCATTTATGTTTTCTGCCATTTTGTTAATCTATTAAAGACTTCTCTATACTCTTCATCCTTTGGCTTTTCTTTCTCATCACCTGGTAATTCCCACAATGCCTCTGGTGTCTTTGGTGCAGTCTTAGGATCTCCCATTAGACGCACCATTGTAAACATCAATAGTCTTGTCTGCTTATAATTATCCACCTTCTTCTCGTTATAACCTCTCAGCATAAGAGAAAAATGTCGTGGACTCATATCAAAGAAATCACGTGGAAGAAGTTGCAACTCACCAAATGCGTAAGCCTCTATTTCCTCCCACGTGAACTCTTTTTTTTTGCTTCAGGTTCTACTTGTTCGGTTTGAGCAACATTGCTTTTAATCATATCGCTTTCGCCCCAAACTTTTATAATGCCTTTGAGTTCTTCTAAAAACTCATTCTTCATTATATTAGTCTCAACGTAGTCTACTAAGTTTTCAAATGTCAATTCAGGCAAAACACCTTTTACAAGGCAGTTATTATAGTAACCACTATAAACCAAGTGTGCTACTCCAATCTCATTTAATTCTCCATTTTCAAAAGAGATGCCATCTTTAAACTTATCAGATAAGTATCTAAACGAAGCCATCCCAAATTTAAGTCCGACCTTTTGGTCGTTAATAGTAATAGTAGTATAGTTCATAAGTTAGTTTATGCTGGGTCAACATCCAAAGCACCAGAAGATTGGATTGTTCCAGAGAAGTTAATAAATTCAGTAGATGATTGATTCAAGGTAAGGTCAGTAATATAACCCTTAAATTGATGATAATAAACTGCACCATAAGATGAACCGCTGAATAATGGAGATTGAACTCTTACATTTACAAGAGTCTTTGCTACCATTGCAGCCAACAATTCTTCATAAGAAATTGCAGTTGGTGACAATGATCCTGGTGCACTTTCGCAGATTGCATCAAAGTCAACTGTCATCTGTGGTTCTGAAGGTGAAGTTAATACTCCGCAGTTAGTTTGCTCGGTAGTTGCATCCATAGTTGTATTAACTGAAGATGAACGTAAGCAAACTAATCTTACGAATGTAGTACCGCCCGTTACGTCTATTTCAACGTTTTGATTAGCTCCTAAAATTTGTGCCATTGTTTTCTATTTTTGATTTACTAAATTGTTTATTGTTATAATTTTTCTTGCTACATAATTGTCACCATCTTGCAATGGCAAGTATCTTGAACTTGTTCTTCCAAGTGGAAACACTTGAAAGTTTGCATCACTAAATCCAGTTATTGCTGGATTTGGTATAAGTATATTTAAAATTTGTGATGCAATACTATCAACTACTCCTAGATCATTCACTCTATATTGCTCACTAAAAATATCAACCACTACTTCTACGTTATTACCAAATGAATGGTTAGTATTATCACTTGTCTCAGTTATATTACCTATCACTACGTAGTTTTGTGGTGTAGTATTAAATGGAGTTTGTCCGTAAACTGGCACGTCTTTGCCATTGTAAGACAAATTGCCATTTAAGGCATTTACATAAATCACTCTCACATTGTTACTACAATCAAGCATTTTTGCTTAGTATTTTTGCTATTTTATTTTTTAGTTTTGGTATGTTCTTAGTCACAGTTGGGTAGAAAAATGGATTTGCTGGTGTTTTACCTTGCTTAGTTTTAATGAATTTACTTGCTATGCCACTAAAATACTCATCATTTCTACCTGGGTAATCTTTTGTATAATATTCTCCAGTTCCAAACTCTACATAAGCAGCATAAGGTGCATCAGCTCTTAATTCATAAGATAATTTACCAACTTCTTTATAGTTTATAGAACTATATAATCTTCCATCCTCAACTGGAGCAGCAGCAAGTGCCTCTGACTCCATTTTTATCATAGTTTCTTTAAATGCTTTTTCTATCTTATCAAGTCTTTCAATAAATGCTTTCTCTATGCTATTCATAGATTTATTAAAAGCACTCATATCAACTTTAGGCTTAGCCACTATATAACTACTTTTTTATATTGATGATAGTTAAGACCATCCCAATATGGATATTGTGAAATACTTGCTTTAGGATCAGCGTTCATCTTTTTACCTCTGTTCTCGTACATCCAAGCCACAAGGGTTAGTATGTCGTTCTCCAAATCTGCTGGTATGCTACCATAGCCAGCTTGGTAAGTAATCTCATAAGTACCAGCCATATAGAACCACAACTTATTTCCAATTTTCTCATAGTCCTCATTCACATCCAATGTATCCCACAAATTGATGCCACTCTTATATCTAACTAAGTCAATGCATCCAAGTGGTCCATAAGGCAAATCAACCATCCAAACTGCTGGTACTTCACCAGTTAGTTCAATATAGCTCTTAATTGTCTTGTTAACAAGTGATAAACCAGTTAGTTTCTCTAAATGCTTTCTTGAGCTTGTGATAAGCTCGTCAATCAAAGTATCGTCAGTATTATAGGTAATTCTCATCCAATCTTTGGCTTGTGTGCGGCTCACTGGCTCTACACTTGCATCAGCGGTGACTACTATACTATCTATATAAATCGCCATACTTATCCGTTGTATTTATTAACTTCTTCTCTGAGCCACTGCTCAAACTCATCAAGTGCTTTTCTTGGGTCGTGTTCTCTTGCTCTTCCTTTTGCTTTTTTAGATGCTGCTGCATAGGCTTTGGCATCGTCAAGTTTCGTAATTTCTTTAACCCAGCTTTCAATATCATTTCTATCCTTTATAAATATTCCAGCCTTGCCGCAATTCTCTTTCAATCCTTCTGCCTCACTGCTTATAACTGGTATCCCACTACTCATTGCTTCTGTCGCAGTCATTCCCCAACTCTCATAAGCACTCGGCATTAATAGTATCCTTGTTTGCTTATAAACGGAAAGTATATCAGTAGTCTTGTTAATATAAGTAATGTTTGGCAAGTTTGAAACCTCTTGGTCACCATAAGAACCTTTTACACCTAAAAACTTTTTATTAGGCATTGCTTTTGCTATCTCTTCAAATATCTTTACACCTTTATTTTGATTCAAGTTTATAAGTGTAATATATTGATTATCAATCGTTTCAACCTTAGTATCATAATCACGATAATCAACTGGAGGTGTGAGTATAAAGTTACTCCATTTATAACCCAATTTCTGTTTTGCCCATAAACAGTTATACACTATATGTTGAGAAGTATCTGCATTCTCAATCTCAGGATATAAATGTGTATTATGTATAAGATGAAACAAAGGTTTTTTAAACATCCCAGCCATTCCTATTGTCCATCTTGTATAGTCTAAATGTGTAAAAACACAATTTGCCCATCTAAATAAATTGTCTACAACTATTGCAGTAGGAGGAAATACATCAACACCATCGTAGCAATAATTATTTGTAATCTTATAGTGGTTAGCTTGATGCAGTAATACTCTTACGTAATGCCCTTTACTCTGTAAATGCTTTATGATTCTATGAGCCATCATCTCTGCTCCACAAAGATGCTGTGGAGGATATAAGTGTATGCTAAAAAGTATATTCATAGATAATGTCAGCTTCTAATTTAATTACGTTGTTCGGATTGGTCTTTTGTATAAAGTATTGTAAAAACTCATTATCTACATAATGAGTCTCGAATTTTAATTGTTTTATTTTGTATTTGTCAATATCAATGCTATCAACAATTACTTGGTCGTAACCCTCGCAATCCACTTGCACATAATCCACTTCATCAAAGCCATATTTCTCACATAACATATCAAATGTTACCGACTTTGCTTCGTGGTAAGTCAACTCATCTATCTTAGCCAAATATCTATTGAGTGGTGTGCCAAATTTAACTACACTACTACACCC